GTTATCCCAAATACGTGATGAAAAGTTTTTGCCTTCCCATCTGGAATTTAATGCTGCTTCTACATAACGATTAGGTATCTCAGTGATTTTCGACTTCGGTACGTCTTGTTCCATCGATACTGTTGCAGCCTTCTTATCAGTCTTGGGGTTCTTGATAACAATTTTGTTTTCTTTGAATTCTAAGGCTGGTTTTGTTTTATTAGGGAGCTTGTAATCTTTTGCTTTATCATATACTGCTCCTTGCTTTTCAACTTCGGACCAAGTTCTTTTCATCACATCAGTATGCAATTTAATATTCTGATCTAATTCAACGTCTCCAGCATTTTTAGCAGCAATATACGCTTTAACTTGTAACTCTTCCAATCGAGTAATTCTGCTCTTAGCGGCTAGTTGATTTAAGTAATCATCAATAGCCTTCTTACTTTCTTTATCGACAATATTGCTTGCTAACGCTTGTAAGGTTACGAGCTCAGATGGTGAGATGTGCGAAGACATGATCGTTGCAACTTCATCAGCAGTAATGTCAGCATAAAAATAACGACGATAAATCTTTTGGACCTCGTCGCTTAAATATGCTTGTGCTTTCTGATACGCCGCGTTAATAACTTTTAGGCGTTTAGTTGCTTCATCCTGGTTCTTTTGTTCGTCCTGCAAGTCTCGCAATTGCCAATAGTTGAATTTGCTTTTATCAACTTTCATAGGCTTTCACCTACAGAACAGTGATGTATCGACCGTATTGCTCCACAAGCTGATTAACTGTGTTTTCAAACGCATTTAGCAAAGTTTTATTCTCAATCCGTTCACTGTTTGCAAATACAGCCGTCAGAGTTCCATTCTTATCATTTACAGCCACGTTAGTACAATTATTAACCGTATGAGTTAACAAGGTAGAAAACGAAGCACAGACGATATCAGAGCCCTTTACACTATACTCAGCGTGTCCGCTTGCTTTGATTATCGTCTTGGTTGGTTCCTTTTGGATCTTCACTCGAATCATCTTGGCTATCCTCCAATTCTAAACGGTCTGGATCTTGTCGCTGTAACGCTTGCTGGTTCTTTTTGATGTTATCAGCATCTTGTTGAGCCATTTCATCAATAATTTCTTGAACATCCCCAATCTGTGGAATCCAACTATAAGTAAGCTTGCGCGGAAGAATACCGTCAGCGTTCTTAATGTTATTAACTACATCAGACAAGTTAACAGGAATATTAGGCGTCAACGAGATATCACAACCATCAACATCTGAATTACCGCCTTTAATATTAACGATGGTTTGAATCAATTTTAATCGCCGGTGCAAGCCATCAAAGAAATAACGCTTCTTTATTGAAATGAGATTTTCAAGCCCAAACAGCTTAAATTTCATCGCTTCACCTGACACATTACCCATGAATTTTTCATCATTCATGTTCGGCACATATGAAATCTTATGAATATCATTCTCAATTGATTGACTTAGCAAGTTAACCTGTGTTTCATCGAAAGTTTTAGTTAACCATTCAACATCAGCTCCATCGTCGCGAGAAGGCGCATTAATAACACCATTCTTTAATGCTTCAATAGCATCCGTATCCTCTTCTAACACGAAGCCAAACGTAACAAGGATTGCATCGACAAAGGCTTCTTTATCCGAAATCCGATCAGTTTGAAGAAGGTTATAAGCATCAATCAATGAGATTAGTTGCTCAAAGTCACCCTGTCGTTCTTCATTGTTTCGATACTCAATTAATGGAACTGCATTGAATAAGTTATCGTATTCGTCAACGATTTGATCATCTGTCGATACTTCCATTCCTACCTCAGTGCGATATTCTACAATCTTTTTTGGCATGTAGACCGTGACATTATAACCATCAGTCCGTCCGCTCAAATCCTTCTTCGGTTGGACAAATACGCCGAATAAAGGTTCATGTTCAACCGTATCATCAGTAACAACAATTGCGGCACGTGGGTCAACTGCTTCTACTCGTAATTCAGTGTTAGGAGTAATCTTTTCATTGCCAAGCTCATCAATGCTAATAGTTGGATCAATTGTTTTAAGATAAAGCAACTCATAGCCATACCCAAACACGGATAAATCTTTTTCAAGCTCAATATCGTGCTTATGAATATCAATCTTTTCTAGCGCTTCTAACACATCATCAATATTCTTACCTTTCTTGGCGGTATATTTAACCGGATTACCAGTCATAAAACCAACATTCATATCAGTGATGTACTTAGCATGGTTAATCATAACGTTAGAAGCTTTAACTTTAGCATTCTCAAAGCGATGGTTATTAACTTCTTGATTTCCGTTGTAATAATCAGCAAGTTTATCCAACCTGCCTTGCCGTTCTTTCAACTTACGAATTGCATAGTTGATTGCTTCAAGATTTGGCTTATTAACATCCCCAAGTAATTCTCTATCAATTGCAACAGCCACATAAACACCTTCTTTCTATAACCCACGAACATGTGGACGTTTAGTAATCTTTGCAGTGAATCCTTTATGGATAACCATGTAAACGAAATAACGCATAGCATCGCAAGCGTGATCATGTTCTTTTACTGGTTTATCTTCACCACGTTCAGCTGCTTTTTCATCCCATATATAGCTGGATAATTCTTTAAATAAATTAGGACATTGATTGCTAAATAGTATCTTGCCTTCATTCATTGCCGTTTGAGTAACACGAATACCATCTACCACATCATTTTTTGCTTTTTGCACTCGGAAACCATTATTCCGTAACACAGCAATAAAAGAAGCAGCAGACGGGTCAATGATAATCTTCGCATGAATATTACCAAGAAACTTCTTAAGCTCCTGACAATACTGCTCATCTGTCTTTTGGTGAGCAGTTGCACGTCCTGAATAGTAATATTCCTTAACTAAGTACCAAGTGCCATGATTACGCCCCCACAATAAAAATACTGTTGGGTTTTGTGTACCGTAGTCGCATGATACATAATATTTTTCAAAGTGATTAGGCAATTCATTAACTACCATCGTATCGCGATCAAAGTTGTCATAGATAACCCCTTCTGACATTACCCACAGCCCTAAGATGTAACGCTGATAGAATACACCGGAATACATTCGGTTGTAACGATCAATGGTTTCTTGCGCCAATGACGGATTATCCTGCATCATAAAATGAAGTCGTAATGCCCGCTTATCTTCCATTTGGTCAATCCATTCAAGTTTGAACCAATGGTAGGGTCCTTCGGGGTTGCAGTTAAACCACATTTTAGAACCTGTTACCGAACAACGAGCTGTGGCTTGATTAACAAATGACTGTGGCATAAGTGCAACTTCATCAAAAAAGAACCCAGCCAAGGTAATACCTTGAACTAGGTCCTGTGATGCTTCATCCTTACCACCAAAGATGAAGTAATAATTTGTATGACCATTTTTGCTGATCGTTAGCATATTATCTGATCTTGAATCGTGAATAGCATACCCTTCACTTTCCAGCATACTACGCAATGGTCTTAGCACATTACGCCTAAACGATCCAATTGTTTTACCAGCCATTCCAAACTGCTGACCATTGAATTGGGTCATTGACCATAGCACGTATGACAATGACATCACAACTGTCTTACCTGCACGAACGGAGCCATCACAGATAATAGCTTCATAACTCTTTAATTCATCATTAGCCCACCAGCTAAGCACTTGAAGCTGTTTACGACTAAACGGGGTAAACTTAAATCTAACTGTCTTTATCCCCATCTTTATCACTCCATATCTTCTTCATACCATTACTAAGTGCAGCAAGTAATGAGTTGGTGCTTTCATCGTTAATTTCTGGCTCAGGTAAGCGATCAAGCAAGATTTGCATTGCCTTCTGACGATCTTCCATTTCAACAACTGGCTCACCTTTGTCAATCCGAATACTCTTGATATTTGATGTATCAATCTTGCTACTATCTTTTAACTCAACAATATTCGTATAGTAATAAGCCTGTTCGCCTGTTTCAGGGTCAATCTTTGGAACATAGCGGAAATTACCTCCGCTGTCTTCATAAGGTCCATTTTTATCGCGTACTTTATAATAGGCCAAATGCTTTTCTGTTCTGAACGATAGAACATCAGTAACATTGCTAGTCGCTTGATTTAAGTAACGTAACAAGATGTCATTAGCGGTAGCATATAGGTCTTGCGATTGCTGTTTCTTTAATTTGGTAAGGTAAGATTTTATCCTACCATTTCCTACCATTCTCGAGCCGTGTGCAAGAGCATTTTCATAACTTCCACCATAAGCTTTCTGATAAGCCCAAGTCGCATTGTATCGCTGTAAATAGTACAGACAAAAGGCTTTTTGCTTATCATTAAGTTCATTACTATCTGGCAATTCTGGAGGTGGTAACGACGGTGCAACCTTTTCTTGTTTTGTACGCGTACTTTTTACTTTTGTATGCATACTTTTCTTCTTGGTTGCATTATTTCGTTGCCATTTATTTCTCGTCTTCCATGACTTAACTGTACTAAGCGCAACGCCATACTTCTTGGCAATGTCCTTATATTTCATTCCAGCTAAATAATCCGCCTTAGCTTCTTCCATCTTACTCATGGCATATCACCACACCACCTTTCTAAATTTGTGTACAAAAAAAGCACCTGCAAATTGCAGATGCTAATGGATAAGGGCGGCCGGATTCGAACCGGCACCTCCGACGTTACACGCGTTTCATCGGTTCACCTATAACATACGGCACATGATTAAACATCTACCATAATCAGGCCCATTGAAATTCGCTTTTGTGTATAACGCCTTGTCCTCCCTCTTAGACGATTCACCCTTTGTATTTATTATATGCTGACTTGACAACATTAATCAAACGTCTTTCATACCAATTAGGTTTTCTATCTCCATGTTCATTATGATTTAACCCAATATGTACATGGGGAAGTTCGGGCTTATTGTTAATCTTATGAGGAGTTCCAGCAATATCTATTTGTGCTAGTCGTAATCCTTTACGGTTATACAACGATATTGAACGAGGTCCGCCTTTGCCAACAGTCACATAGATTCTTCCTTTTGTCATTGTCTCCATCGGAACCTTTGAATTACGTGCATCATTATACTGCACAAATTTAATGTTCTTATATTGGAGTAAAGTACGGTATTCCGTTCCATATTTCTTACCTTTCACACTCACACCCGAAGATGCACCACGTCCACCCATAACTATAAACCTCTCAATCGCTTGATATTATCATTCTCGTAATAAACAACATCAATACCATCTGGATAGATGAAATCAACTTGGCCACCATAGACTAGTAATTGCTTAGGATGTAATTTGGCAATCATTTTTAATACTCCACGTTGCCACATCTGATTCGCTTTATCACTCTTCTTCACACCAATTGTGCTAATAGATAAAGTGCTGTTTAAGGGCAATCCATCAAAACAAAATTCAAACGAGCGCTCATCAGCCCATGAAACGGTCGGAATAACAGTTAATCCTAATTGTTGCATCATTTGTCCTAACAGCCGTGAGCGATATACATTCCACATCATCATAGGTAAAGGCATGTCTTGATATAGGCTAAAATCTGGAGTTAATACACAATCAAATTGGCTTAATTTATCAATATAAAGACCTGGTCTATTCCAAAATCTTTCAAATTGGTAATCATCTAAATAAAAATGGATTCCAGCCGAGTTATTCGCTGTTTTTAATTGATTAAATCCTACTAATGATTTTGGCTTATAAATTGTTGGTGCTAACACAGGCATATCAAATTTACCGGTTGCCATATCAGATGAATAATATTCAAGATTATACTTGCTTATCGTTCTTTGACTTCCCATGTTTTGTGTAACTATCCTCCGTTTTACGCTTTTCTTGTTTCATTGTTCGTTCAGCATGACATAACATTAAATACTCTTGCCTACTTGCTACTAATCCGAACCGTTTAGTTTGATACATTTTCCCTCCAAAATAAAAAGCCCAGTTCTAATAACCAGGCTTAAAATTATTTATCTTTGCTGTTTTCGCTAGAGCTTAAGATGCCAGTAAATACATGATCTGCCATTTTATATGCTTCAACCTCTGATTTTACTTCCTTGCGTGCAGAATTTAACAGTACACTATAAATCATTACCATTTGGCGTAATCCATCAACCATTCCAGGTGTATAAGACATTTTTTCAATAAACATTGCAGTCACTCCTAATATTTTATAAATGATCTTCTAGCATATAGGTCACTAAATAAATAATCAAAAATTCGACAATTAGCGATGTAACAAATAAGCCAACGCCAATAAGTGCTGGCTTAATTAATAGAGCTCCAATAAACATAATTGGAACCATTAACATAGCAATAAATTTCATGAACAAATAAATTACCTCTTTTCCAAACAAAAAAGCCAGCCGTTATTCAGCTGACTTTTTTAATTTTTCTATTTTTCTTCTTCTAACCCAGTTTATTAAACTTCTAAACCTTATTAAAGTTAAACCAAAAAAGAAAATAGCATCTAAGTTAATTAAAAATTGAATCATAAATATCCAATGACGCTTTTCACCAAGATTCGAATAACCTGTAATAACCCCAAATATCATAGCAATAAAAAATAATGCAATAGATATATATACTCCATTGTAATATTTATCAATATATCCATCTCTATCTATAATATTAAAATCATTACTGTTACTAAAAGATAACATAGTGTTTAAAGCTGTATATGAAAAGCCAATCAACACTGTATCAATTGTTATTAAGCTTCTCCCTAAAGTTTGGTTCACTGTGACAATATTCTTAAATATATTTGTTTTTATCCAAATGTAATAAATAACTATGTCCAGAATAATTAAAACAACAGTTAAGTAGAAAAGTGGCTTATTTCTAATAAATTTTTTTCTCATAACTGTTCCTCCTCAGTGAGAAAGTCATCAACTGTACAATTCATTTATTTCGTCTATATGTTGCTCATATTCACTTTGGATTCTCTTAGAAATAGTCTCATCATAATCAGTAGCAGCTATTGCATTAAAATCAAAATCTATAGAATAACTTAATGGATTGTTGACCAATTGTACCTCTCTTACATGGTCTGTTTTCTTCGCCTTCATTTTAACCCAGATTCTCTTTATAAGCTGGTTTTTTAGAATATTCTTAAAGAAGGTTCCCGTATCATCCTCATCATCTAAAGTAGAAACACCTCGTTTATTTGCAACAAGTTGTGCTTCTATTTTTATTGTCTTTTGATTTTTTAACTTTTTATAATCTTTCTCACTTAATCCAGTATACTCAGCTGCTAGTTCTTTAGGAATTTCCATAACATATCTAATAGTGCCTAGATATGCTGCTTTCTTTAAATTATTAACCATGTCTTTTGTAGCAATGCCTGTGACATTGCCGAATGTTGTTGCCATCTCTTCACTTCTATTCGTAGCAATAGATATCCATTCACCTAATGCAGTTATTCTTGGAGCTGAAGTTTCATTTAAATAGGCAATAACCATTGAGTTTGTATCAATAAGAAAATAGGAACGTGCCTCGAATATCTGGTCTTGCTTTACAGCAATTTCTTCTTCATCCGGTGTTCCTTTGGTTCTTAATTGATACGCATGTTTATCTTTAGGATGAGAAAGTTTGCCACAAATTATTCCACTACTATTTTTAAGGTACCCATCAACCCCTGTTATGAATTCAATTGCAATAGATTGCTTTTTATAAACGAATTCCATAAATTTGGGATCACTTTCAATACTATTCAATATATCTTTTAAGATTTCTTTTTCTTTAGATATATCAAAGTATTTCTGTTCACTACCTTCTGAATTAGGCGTTAAAGTATACATTCTTAATCTGTGAAAGTACAATTTTCGTTGCGTCATAAATTAAATTCTCCAATACTTTTTCTATCATTATATCAAAAAAGAACAGGCGTTCAATGCAATTGGCTACCTGTTCTGAAAAAATAAGTATTGGAATTAGTTTAACGTCATTTCGGACAATCAAGGCTAACGGAAGAAACATCTTAGTAAGTAGGTGCTTCCTCCTTTCGTTGAATGTTGCTTTAATCAAAAATAGGTGTGCCTTGAATGCTGATGGACGGAATTGAACCGTACCCTTAGGGTGTTCAGCCCTACCTTTATCAGCATAACACAGAAATGCTTGCATCCACTAATCGTTTTTGAATTTTGTTACTCTTTGCATTTCTGTATTACATCACGGCGTGTGACAAAAAAGTACTATGCAATTACGAAAGAGGAGCGTTCATCTCCTATCATAGTTAAGTTTGCCGTGATAAAGCTGAGAGGTGGATTCAAACCACGCTTTTGCCACACAAGACCGGTTGTGTGCCCATCTTGGTTCTCAGCAAGCAGTGCGACTCGTTAGCACTGCTATATACCATAATTATCAATGTACGGGTGAAGAAGGAGCTGCCAAATTTGCCTCCTTTCTTCTGATAATCATGATATAAAAACTTAGTAGGGCTTTGCACCCATGCAGCCTTGAAGCCTAAGTATAATCAGGACCACACAAGCACCGCACCCGGTCGTAGTTTTCCGCC